GGCATCCTCGGGCTATAACAGCACGGCGGCATCCTCGGGCTATAACAGCGCGGCGGCATCCTCGGGCTATAACAGCAAGGCGGCATCCTCGGGCAATTACAGCACGGCGGCATCCTCGGGCGAGAACAGCACGGCGGCATCCTCGGGCTATAACAGCAAGGCGGCATCCTCGGGCTATAACAGCGGAACTACTTCTGTAGGTTATCGCGCCGCCGTAAGTGGCGATAAGGGAAATCTATTGATGGCCTCTGAGTATATTATCAAGGATGGCAAATATATCCCGATAGGCGGGAAAGCCGACATCGTAGACGGAAAGAAACTTAAAGCTGGTTGCTGGTATATCGTTGAAAAAGCCAAATGGGTTGAAGTCGATTTCACTGACAATGTGTTTTCCCGTGTCATCTCCACTAAAGCAGGTGTCAAAAAAGTTAAAACCGATAACGGCAAAATCCTGTTTGTTGTCCATGACGACAACGGCAATTCCGCGCATGGTGAAACGATCAAGCAAGCGCGTGAGGATTTAATTTATAAGGCCGTTGCCAAATTCGATGGTGTATTGCCTAAATCAGCCACTGGCAAAGAATGGATCGGCATTTACCGCGCTGTAACCGGCGCGTGTGGTGCTGGTGTCCGTAATTTCGTAGAGAGTACAGGCAAGAGTCTGGATGATACCTACACAGCCAAGCAAATAGCAGCGCTTGTCAAAGGGCAATATGGCGCAGATAGGTTTGCGGAGAAATTGAAAGCAGCAGCATAGCAACGAATAACGGTTACAGATAACGGAGAATGAAATGAAGAAGATAAATCTAAAAGATGATGTGAAGAAATTTCTTGAATCAATCGCGCCAGAAGCATGTGGGCCAACTCGCATTGGCAAAGCGCTGGGTTTTGATTATGACTGCGCCTCTAGTGTTGTGATGTCGTCGCTTAAAGCCTTAGTGGCTGATGGATGGGCGGAGCGATTAGAAGGCCCGGTGCGCTACGGTAAAAAGAATTAACGGATCAGGAGAGATTATGACATACATCTGCTTTCAATTGACCATGCCACGCAATAATAGCTGGAATGGCAAATGGACTGGGGGCGAAAAGTTTTATGCGCGTACCCGGAAATTTACACCCAAAAGGGCGGCTGAAATCCTTTCCAAAGACTCATATGGCTATAATTTTGGTGATGGTTGGTATGCAGATGTTTCTGTCAAGGAAATAACCGGAATCGAAAAGCGCAAAATCGACAAGAAAACCAGCGGATTCTGAGGCTATGAGTGGATGATTGATTCAATCGTCTACAATGGCAAAATTTGTATTGATAAGCCCACAAGGGCTACAGCGTAAATGTACCGAAATCTATACAGAGTAACTAGAGATTTATAGGCAAAGGGTTGAGTGATGAACATTATACTAGGGTTTGGCGATACTGAAAAACGCTTTGAAGAAAAGCTGGAAAATATAATCAGGGATTATGTCGCTGAACAATACTCCGCTGGCGATTACTGCTATTTCACGGATTCATTCAGAGACGAAATGGTAACATGGATGAATAGTTTATCACATGGCAGCAGAAGTTTAGGCGACGAATATAAACATGCCGAGAAATATCCCGACAGATACACTTATTATTTTGCCAGTGTGGTTAGTGATGCCAGTCACATTGTTTTCATTATTAAATTCCATCATATAAATCGTCGCCATGCTATGTCGCCGGATGGATGGGCATGTATGGTTTCAGAGCGCATTTTTTGTGTTGATACACAGGAAGCCGAAAGAAAGAAGAAGGCAGCATGAGCAACGGCCTGATAGTTGAGTTAAAAGAGGCATTGCGCGTTCTTGAGGCAACCAAGCTAGATGCTGAGAAAAACGGCTTTAAATATGGCAATCAGGCCGTGGTGGTGAAAACCATAAAGCGCCTACATAAAGTTTGTTACCCTAAATGTGAAAGGTGCGGCAAATGAACACGAACATCAGCGGAGATAATCCTTGGTGGAAAAAGCCGGGAGAATTATTCGATGCTAATAACAGGCCAATCTATCCCGGCGACTTAATACGCTCCCCTCACTTCATAGGGGCAAGACGTAAACGTTGGTATCTCTATCATACGGCGGTTTTTATCAATGGCTATATGGAACTTGTGCCAACGTGTCATTTGCAGACAGAGCAGGCTATGAAGGGCGGAGGCAGATGCATGGCATCAGAAGATATATTGCGTCACGCTGAAATTATCGCCGGGTATGGGCCAGAGCCTTATTTAGATTATACCGATCGACCAAAGAGGAAGCCATGACCCAACCCGATACGAGCATCAGAAACCATCCTACAGGTTATCCAACTTCTCAGGATAAGATTTACCGGGTTGGCGAAACAATGCCGCTTGGCAAAGTCCTATCTGAATACAATCTAAAAACGAAGAAATGGGAGCCTGTCGCCATATGCCGTTAAACGAATCGCTGAATGGTTTAACCCTCACCAGGGATGCGCTAGGCGTTTTGCAACTGAACGGGATTTCCATCCGCGCTATTTCATCCAGCGATTTCGAGAAGCTTGAGGCGTTGGCCAATGAGAAACAGCGTGAGATTTCGGGTAACGAGATCATGGCGAACCGCCTTGATAAGGTAATAGCCAGCGACGAGTTCAAGAGCTTATCGCTTGAGTGCCAGCTTCGCATTGAGATGACGCGGGACTATTTGCGTTTGTCCCAGCAACCGGAGCCGGTGGTGGGTGAACTTGAATGCGAATGCGACGAGATCAGCAACGGCGAGACTTGCATTAAGTGCGGGCCGTCATCCGACCAGCCGGTTGAGTACCCGCATATCACTGATAAATGGAAAGAGGTTAAGCCCTCCCTCGAAGCTCAGAAAATCAGGTCTGCACTATTGCATGTGCTGGATAGCACCGACTTCATGCCCGATTACGTCGTGGAAGTGGTCGATGTTGCAATACAGCTTGGCATGAATGCACCCAAGCGGGAATCCATAGCTGATATGGCAAAGCGAAAGGGATATTCCAAAACACCTCAAGCTATGGCCGATGAGGAAAAGCGGCGACAAGAAAAACTTGATGCCTGTGATTGCTGGATGCTTGGCGCTGATAATACGGCTCACTGTAAGACATGCAACCCAACTGAAATAGAAGGCGGTATAAAATGAGCTATTCTCAAGAAGTTTATGACGCAGTTAGAAGTAAATTTCATATGCCCGATATTGAGGGAATGTTGCGAAATTCCTTTGATATAAGTTGGCAGGTAGACGCAATCAAAACCGAATTTATAAACGCTGCCTACGAACTCCAGCGCCCCTGCGTAATCTTCAAGCCCGATTTATATCCAGACGGGGATATGTGGTGCGCTCTGTTCGGTGCTGACCTTGCAACGGGCGTGGCAGGGTTCGGCAAAACGCCAAGCGAAGCTATGTATGCTTTCGATAAGGCATGGCGTGAGCAGACGATTACCCTATCTAAAGCTGAAAGTAGTAACAACCGACCTACTGTCCCTATATCGGAGGGAAAATGAGCAAATGGAAGCCGCTTAATGACGAAGAAAATGCTCTTGCTGTCAAAGCATTCAACGGTGCTGCACCGGGCGTTTTTGGTGTGCCAGAAGCAATTGGCGAAATGCTTAGGACGCTTGCCAATCTTGGCGTGATAACTAGACCGGGAGTCAAGAAATGACAATAATACTAAAATTAGTTGAACTCCAAAATAGCCAATTTGCCATTATGAGAAAAAACGGCTTTGGCAATTATTGGGAATTTTCCGAGATAAGCACTGACTATAAATCAGACGCGGATTATTGCGGCACATGGTCTCTGCTATTAAAATCTGGAAAATATTGTTTTGTCCCTACGCAGGAACGTGGAGAAACAGAGCTTAACAAAGTCTATGAGGCGCTTATGACCAAGTATAAGAAAATAAGAATAGTGCGTACAATAAAAACTCTAAAGGTGAAGCAATGACCAACGACCTGACGAGCCGTATAACGCTAACTAGAGGTATGTACGCCATCATTGATGCTGAGGACTTTGAAAAAGTATCCGCCCATAAATGGTATGCTTATAAAGGGTACAGCAAATTTTATGCCGGGAAGAGCCAGTGGCAACCAGGGAAGAAGCGCCAAAGACTTCTTTGTATGCACAACTTCATTTTTGGGGATGTTCCTGCTGGATTTCTAATTGACCATATCAACGGTGATGGTCTGGATAATCGCAAATGCAACCTGCGGCTTGCCACACGCAGTCAAAATAGAGGCAACGCTAGAAAAACTGTTCAGATATTTGGTAGGCCGACGAGCAGCAAATATAAAGGCGTGTGTTGGGATAAGAACAATAATAAATTTACTGTTCAAATGAAGATAAATAATAAATCCCATCACATCGGGCTTTTCTCTGATGAGATAAAAGCGGCAGAGGCTTACAACAAAGCAGCCATTGCACACTTTGGGGAATTTGCTTTGCTAAACGATCTAGCCACGAGCGAGTAACGATTGCTCACAAGATTACCGAATAAAGTTATTGACCATTGCTTTTGATTACCCTATAGTGCTTTTATGACATTGATTGAAGTTAGACAACGCATATCGGATTTAGGCTTCAAAGCGGGGAGCATAAAGAAGTGGGCGGAAAAGAAGGGGCTGGCATACGGGCATGTATATAAGATCGTGCGCGGGGAAGCAACGCCAGGTAATACGGTGCTGCGGGCTTTGAAGATCAGGCCAGTGGTGGACGACAAGGCAAAAGAACCGAGATACGAAGATATAGCAAACTGAATTTGAGATAATCATAAGCTCACAGCGAGCATCAGACGTATCTCTGAAGGGGTGGTGCAATTCCGCTAATGATTAGTGACGGGGGACTAGGTAGCAAGCTAGCAATCCGAAGGAGTAATGGTTCGAGTCCATTGCCCCCGTCACACTAAACACTGAAACCGAGTTTGAGTAACCGTAATAACCATCAGTCCACTTAGGGGGATGCCAATGCCAAACTATCGTAAAAAGCCAGTAGTTATTGAAGCCTTCAAGCTAGGCCACGATCATATACCTGACTGGTTTATGAACCGAGTTTCTTACGGTGACGTTATCTTGCACCTTGAGGGCGGGAAGCCTCCTGTAGGCGGTCATGCTGATATAAAAACCCTTGAGGGCATTATGCGAGCTGAGAGCGGCGATTACGTTATCTGTGGCGTAAAGGGTGAGATTTACCCATGCAAACCAGATATTTTCGAGATGACTTACGAAGCGGCATAACAAGTATTTATTGATATGACAATCGCCGCGACCCCAAAAGAACTAGACCGCCTTATTAAGCATCTTCGTGAATACCCGCAAGGTTCCAGTGAGATCATAGGCGGATATAAACGAGAGTTTAGGAGTGACCATTGCTTGTGCGCTGATTATTTAGAGTTGTTACGGGCGGAACTTCCGCATTGGCAACATAAAGAAGATTAACCGAGATAATATCGAGTATTTATGCGCCCTTTAAATGAGCAAGAATTAGCGGAGATTGATTCAGAAAAGAACGCCTATAGATCGGGGTTCTCAAATGGGTTTTCTGTAGCTTGTGTGGCGGCGTTCGTATTGGTGCAGACCGCTAGATATTTACTAAAATGAAGAAAGTGACCAGCGTATGACTGAAATAAAAATAAAGAACGAAACCGCTTTTCAACATGCTCTAGGAATGCACCCAGTTCATGAATGCATCCCTGATGTCGATATAAATAAAATACAGTCTATGGTTGCGCTTTACGAATCCAGTATAACTGGCGAAAAAGATGATTATGGCAATGATAAGGCTATAAAATCTGCCATAAGGATGATGGGAAGTGCTAATGTTGCTTATAATTTTCTTGCTGAATACGAGCAATCTACGAACAATACGGAAACCGAGAAATGACGACTATATGTGCAGCATGGATATTGGCGGGCTATGCAGAATGCGCTCTTGCGGCACAAAATAGCAAGAATGCCCGATATGGTACTTTTGGGATATTAATTATGATTGTTGCGACAATTATTGGAGTTCATTATGCCTGATTCCCCGATCAATAAATCAGTGAAGTACGAGAAAATCAGGGAATCCGAGTACGGAGATAGCCCTAATAACGTGCATATCACGCGCCGTGGCGACACCATTTCCATAGAGCCAACCTATCCGAATATTTCCACCTGTGGCGTAAAGTTTATAGAGATAGATCAGGAATCAGTACGTGCCAGTGATGGCATCCGACTCACCTATGACTATGATCGGGATGGCTGGTCGATTATGCAGCCAACAAAACTATGCTGGTCAGGAGAAGATGACGTTTGCGATATGGGATGGACTGAAACAGCCTTTATACAATCATGGCATTTTCGAGATAAGCAAAAAGAACATGAGGATTCTTTATGACCCAACCAGATAAGCTGTCGAATAAACAAGCGTGTCAAAAGGCTTATGATGCCTATAAAAAAGAATGGCAGATGAGCGAAGATGCAGCCCCGGATTATCTTGTATGGCAGGATGCTTGGAATGCGGCTAAAAAGCACTCAAATAAGGATTCAGCAACCCAACCGGACTAAGCCTTGATTGTATGGGCTAAGGGATTTATTGTATGGGCTAAGATTCCGTAGATCTCTTATTATTTCACTGACTGGTAAATAGTCTTTTTACGTCCCGCTCCTGATTCACTCATGGTAATTACGGCAATGATGGCATCCTGATCTACAAGGGTGCGTAAAATGTCGTCCCTCTTTTTACTATCTATGCGCTGGAATCTGCGGGTAATGGCCGTCTTATCCACACCCTTGCCGGATTTTATAAAGTTGTGCATTTCCTGTACCAGCGCCTCATATTCGTTTTCAGCCATGTGACTCTCTGCAAGGCTCTCCATGTATTTTACTGACGCACGGACAATAGACTCGGCTATGGCCCAGCTCTCTGGCAGGAATATGGGCGCATCCCCCTCGGTCGATCCTATAGACAGAATCATGGCTATCTTTATGGTATTTTCATAGAGACGGCCCCACAGTGATTTAGTGGCAAGGTTACTGCATCTGATGTCCTCCTGCTCGCAACGAAGCTTATATGCCGCATCATCGCATTCACCCCACTCGATCATTTCCGGTTGCGGAAGGATCGTATCATTATTTACGATGATGCCAATCTTATCGGACTTGCTGGGTGCGAATTTTTGCCACCCCTCTAATAGAGATTCTGGTATATTTTGCGATGGGGATTCCCGCAGCGGATACATTTTCCCGGAATCCATGGGGAGAACGATAAACCTGTTTAGTTCCCCGCTTTCAATGGATGATTTACGCAGCGCAGGGATATATTCTGATTCTGTGGTGGTGCCAAATATGCAGAGGTTGGGAGCGTGTATCTTTATGGTCTTTGCCTTCGGGTCAGCATAATCGCCGTGGTTGTATATGCTGTTGGAATCGGAATAGAGAGTAAGGAATGTACGCATGATATTCCGGTAATGGACCATTTTTGGATCATGCAGGGCGCGTAAGAACTGGCCAAATTCATCGAGCATCAATAGCTGACTGCCATTATTCATGAGCCCCCGTAACATTCCGGTGTCGGAACGAATAGAGTTCCCACCAAGATAGTCCGATAAGCCAGCGGCTATAGCTAATTTGGTAATCATCTGCCTCGGATGATTTTTTCCAGCTCCGGTATCAGCTGTGGCTACCATATATATATTGCTACGTGTCCGACGCGGCGATTCGTAGCGCCTGCCGAATACAGCTCCGGCAAAGGAAATGGTATTGAGCAGGGCAATGTCCGGTCGAGGCTGGTCGGCGGTTGCCACTATCCAGCGCACGGTATCGCCAATCAGGCCAGGTATGTTGAGTGGATTTATGTCTCCATCGCTGGTGATGTGTTTTTTCGGCTTGGCCGGTTCTGGAAAAACAACGGGCTTGCTATTGGCGGCGATAAATTTCTGTAGCTCCTCGGATGTTTTATTCCAATCCGCTGCGTCATCCTTTGGAGCCAGTAATGACACGTCGAGAACGGATACGCTCGCCACCTCATTAATTAGGATAGCCGCAATTTTCTGCATGGCCTCCTTGCCGGGTTCATCATTGTCCGGCCATAGCAGCACATCGTATTTTTTACTGAATAGTGGCGACCAGTCGATCTTACTGATCCCCTGTGCTCCACCCGGCCATGTCAGGACGCACATATCGGACAATAGCTTGGCAGCAGCATCCGCCGCTTTCTCGCCCTCCACAATACAAATCTGCCCTAATTCCGGTAGGTTTTCGAGGCCATACAATATGCGCGGCGCTGGCAATTGCTTCCAATGCCACCCCACCGCATTACTTATTTTCCCGTAGCTCAATGGCAGGAAGGTTTTTTGGCCGCGAATATCAAACCGGCAAATAAAATTGGATAGGGATTTATCTTGCCGGTAATAAGCGTAGATATTAGTCGGTTCTCCGTATCCAGAATGAGAGAAAGCCGAATCCGGTGGGTCGATGGCAGGGTAAATCGGCTCAAATTCTTCTTGGAGGCGTGTAGTGGCAGGTGTATAATTACTGGTTCCGTACCTTGATTCTATAAACTCAGCCGCTTCGGACTGGCTTATGCTCTTGGCGGCAGCCACCAAGGAGGTAAGATCGCCCCCCTTTTCCGCCCCGTTGCTAAAATCCTTCCAGATACCGGACGACAGGTTCACGCTCAGGGAATCCCCGGCATTGCCATATATATCGCCAACGACAAATTCTCTTCCGCGCTTTTTACCGAGCGGGAACAGCTCTGAGCAAATGCGCTCTGAGTGCAAAAGGGCTGTGCGCGCAATCTCTGGGAAATCCATGGCAATACTCCGATGCCACTAGATTGACGTAAAACATTCTCGCTGTTTTTTTTCTTTTAAGGCCGTTCTTATAAAATGGCTTTCATTGGACTCAAGGCGCACCACTTCGAGCATCATCCAGTCCAGCAATTCCCCTCCGATATAGCTGGCAACTCTCCTCTTGGGGGATTTTTTCTGTGTTGGATTTTTGGTCAGTGGCGCTTTTCCTGACTTTTTCATGCTAATTCCCCTGTTTGGTATTTTGTGTGGTTTTTGTTCTTGATTTTTTTATCTTGAGCGAGCATAAAGGGAATGTAAAGAGAGAAGATTGAAAAATACCAAAGGAGCCAAACATGACCAGCAAGACCAATATTAAACCCACGCCCGATCCAGACCGCCAACCTAAAAAGACCGATGAGCAATTGCTCATTGAGATCAGTGAAGCGGCAGACGCCATAGCCGAGCATACCAAGGCTAAAAAATCCGCAGAAGCGGAATTGATCCAGCGCCGTGACGCAGAAATCCAAAAATTATTGAAGGCCAAGCCGGAACCGTATGGAACGGTAACGCTCACTATTGGCAATCACCAGGTTAAGGTCGATGTTAAAAAGACCGTCAAATGGGACAATGATAAATTGTCATCCATCGCTACGCAGATGCGGGCCGAGAAAGTAAATCCCACCAATTATATGAAGATCGAATATAGCGTCAGCGAGACGATGTATAAAACCTGGGATGACGAGATGAAAAAGGAGTTCTTGCCAGCAAGGACTGTTACGCCGGGTAAGGCAACGTTAAAGATGAGTGAGGAGGAGTGATTTATAAAAAGACCGCAACTTAATTCTATCCAGATGCCGAGTAATCCTGCGAGTTTAATTGTAACGATGAGTGTCGGTCAGTGGGATAACACGCTTGAGGAATCTTATGATATTGGCGCAATTCTTTTAGAATTAGATGAAAATGAAAACATTATAAACGTGTATCAAAAACCAAAACAGAGGAATGTATAATGGCTATATCATTAAGCTCACTACAAACCGGCATCTCAAAAGAGGCCCGTATCATCACCATTTACGGAGACGGTGGCATAGGTAAGGATACGTTTGCATCCTATGCACCTGATCCGGTTTTTATCTTCACCGAAAATAGCCGAGGCGTTCTTGATGTGAGCGGATGGCAGGCCAAGACCTATGAGGATGTCATGGATATGACGCAGGCGCTTATCACCGAGGATCATAAATTTAAGACGGTAGTTTATTCAACCTTGGACTGGCTAGAGCCGATGATCTGGGCCTATCTCCTTCGTCAGCAGCCTACCGATGAAAAAGGCAGGCCAGTTACGAGTGTGGAATCGTATGGGTACGGGAAAGGCGTGAAGTACGCTATAGAATACTGGAATGATTTTATATCGCTAGTAAACCAGCTTCGTGTTGAAAAAGACATGATGGTTATTTTTATTGCCCATTCCACCATTCGCAAGATCACCCCTCCAGATTCCGACAGTTACGATAGCTATACGTTAAAGCTTCAGGACTCTGACAAGGTATCGGCTAAGGATAAAATCGTAGAGTGCAGCGATGCGGTCCTGTTCGCCAACTGGCGCGTGGCGTTGACCGATGAAAAGCTAGGATTCGGCAATTCTCGTAATCGCGGTGTAGGCTCTGGGGAGCGTATCATTTACACCGAGGAACGTCCGGCCTATACTGCTAAGAACCGTTTTTCCTTACCTGCCCAAGTTCATGTAAAAACCAAAGACTGGTCTGACGTATGGGAAGTCCTTGCCACCAACATCCCCTGGTTCTCACAATTCTCTGAACCAGAAGTTAAGCCGGAGAAAAAGACACGCGGCAAGAAAGCGGAACCGGTAATTGAGCAGCCAACAGAACCAACCGACCAAACCAACGCAGCATAAGGAGCATAACATGACAATCGGAGAAATATCAGCCAATTCTGACTATACCCCGCCATCTGGCTCAATAGTTCCGGCTGGAATTTATAATGGTATTGCCTCAAGGGTAACAAAAAAAGAATTTAAAAAAGATAAATCAAATCCTGATTCTGAGACATTTATCTATATTGAGGTTGAGCAAGATATAGTAGCCCCATCCGAATACGCAAATAGAAAGCGCTGGGATACCTTTTGGATACAGGGGGAGGATCAGAAGCGGGCGGAGATGGAAAGAAAAAGATTTGGTAACTTTATCAATGCATGTGGCGTTCCATCGGTAAGCGATGAAACCCTGCATACCCTTGAAGGAAAGGAAACTCGATTTGAAATTACTGTTTCTCCGCCAAAGGATGGGAAAGAAGCTAAAAATTGGTTTAGAAAATATCATGCTGTCGGGACTACCGATGAGCAAATACTGGGTGTTAAACGCACTCAGGCTTCTTCTACCCAGAAAGCCGGATGGGGAAAGCCTGCCGAAGCGGCTCCCGCACAGGCTGCTCAACCCGCAACAGCGGCAGCCACCAAGCCATGGGCGAGAAAGTCCTAATGTGCATATCGAGGAAGCCTATGTAGGGCATAAGAAGTGCGGCAACGTGCAGATATTGATTGGGGACCGGGCAATGCTATATCGCCTTGGCCTATACCCGGCACGTTGCCCGCGCTGCTGTGACTTGCAGGAACACACTACTCACCATCCGGATTTGATTTATGACCGTGGAATCGCAGCTACGCAGGGAGATGTATCTCCTGATAAAGAAAGTATGCCAACTTCCTCACAAAACGGAGCGTGAGCGTCTCCTGTGGGATACCCTGCATTTCGCAGCCAAACAATTAGGCGTGGAGGTGGAAGGTGGTGGATCTTAGCAGGCTACTTGAAGGCGATCCAACGCTGGAGGCTGCTGACGCTGCATTAGTTGCCAAATCGCTAGAGGAAATACCAAGGCCCTATCTTGGTATGTCATCCATTGGTGAATCGTGCTCACGCAAATCATGGTATCGTTTTCGTTTTGCGGGGCGCGAGAAATTTAATGCCTTGACCCTCAAGCGTTTCTCTGATGGCCACCGCACGGAGGCACTGGTTATTGAACGCCTCAAAATGGTCGATGGCATAACGCTTATTGATCTGATTGACGGTGAGCAAATCGGGTTCAGTGACATTGATGGCCATTTCTCAGGCCATGCTGACGGCGAAATTACTGGAATATTGCAGGCACCAAAAACCCCGCATATATTGGAGGTAAAGTGTGTTGAGGAGAAAAGTTTTAATAAGCTTAAAAAACTGGTGTCTGAGGTGGGGGAAAAACAAGCTCTCAGGGCTTGGAATCCTACGTATCACACACAAGGGCAATTATATTGTCACTATCGTTCATACAAACGACACTATCTTGTCGTGGCAACTCCGGGCGGAAGGGACTGGATGGGGGTTAGAACCGACTACGACGCCGCCCATGCCCTGCAAAAAATAGAGCAGGCTCGCAGGATCATAAAAGCAGATGCCCCACCAGAAAAAATAGGCGATGAAAGTTACTATGAATGCAAGTGGTGTCAGTTCAGTGGAATTTGCCATAAAGACGAATTTCCGGACCGTACATGCCGGACATGCGTGCATTCAACGCCAGTAGAGCAGGGGGCATGGCATTGCTCCCGCTTTGGAAAATCGCTTACGCTCCAAGAGCAGATTGATGGCTGTCCGGCCCATCTCCTATTGCCAAGCATGGTTCCGGGCGAAGTCATTGAGGCCAATCAGGAGAAGAATTTTATACGTTATAAAATGAAGAATGGCGGCGAGTGGACTGATTCGGAGCAGGGGTAATGCTTCTTCCATCACAAGCCCCAGCAATGCAGCTTCGGGATTACCAGCATGACTGTGTGCCGTCGATCTTCGATTACTTCGATAATAACTCCGGAAACCCACTGGTGGTCATCCCCACGGGCGGAGGTAAATCTCTATGCTTGGCCGAGTTCATACGAAGAGCGGCAGAGATATATCCCGGCACGCGATTTATTGTCCTCTCGCATGTGTCTGAATTATTGGTCCAAGATGCACAAGCCATTATCAGTCAGTGGCCAAATTGCCATCTCACCTTTTGCAGCGATAAAATTGGCACCAAGGATATATCTGGTCAAGTGGTGGTGGCGGGCATTCAGAGCATCTATCGCCGTGCCTATGATTTTTCCTTGCCAATTCCGGAGTTGGTAATCATTGACGAAGCGCATTTGCTTAGTGAAAAAGATACCGGCATGTATCGGCGCTTCCTTGCTGACATGGCAATTATCAATCCCGACATAAAATGCATAGGCTTCACCGCAACCCCATTCCGCAAGGGAACTGGATATTTGCATAAAGGCCCAAAAGCCATGTTCTCCGGCATAGCCTATGAAATCGGGATTCTTGACCTTATAAACCAAGGCTATCTGGTTCCCGTAATCACCCCCACCATGCAAACACGCATGGATATAACAGGCGTGGCCATACAGGGCGGAGATTACGTTCAATCCCAACTCGAAAAGGCGGTGGATACCGATCCTTTGAACATAGCCTGCGTTGACGAGATCATGGAGAATTGTGCAGGCCGAAATAAATGGTTGATATTCACGACAGGCATATCCCATTGTGAGCACGTAAGGGACGAAATCAGGAAGCGCGGCATAGCGTGCGAAATGGTCACGGGTAAAACCCCGACAGCAGAGCGTAATCGCATTGTTGATTGGCACAAAGAAAAAACAACAGGGGTCCGCTGCCTAGTAAATGTGAGCGTACTGACGACCGGCTACGACTGCCCCGCTATTGACCTTATCGTATTCATGCGGCCCACGCGCAGTCCGGTTCTTTATATCCAAATGATGGGCAGGGCAATGCGCCCATTCCCCGGCAAGGAAGATGCGCTGTGTTTGGACTTCGGGAACGTGGTTGACACTTTAGGCCCCATCGATAGGGTTCATGTCGCCACCAAACGCGGAAAGGGTGAGGCTCCGCATAAATTTTGCCCTGAATGTGGTGAGGAAAACCATGCCGCTGCCCGTATCTGCATCAAGTGCGGATTTGCTTTCCCAGAACCGGAATTGAACCTAGATAAAAAGGCCAGCAATGCAGCGGTCCTTTCAACGCAGCTCAAAACCGAAACATACCCGGTCACGCATGTTTCCTATCATCGCCATCAGAAAGAGGGGAAGCCCGATTCCCTGCGCGTGGAGTATATGTGTGGCCTCTCACGATTCTTTAGAGAATGGGTCTGCTTCGAGCATTCGCACCGAGCACGGGAAATGGCCTGCTACTGGTGGAGGTTAAACGCCGGGACCAAGGCCCCCAACACCATTACCGAGGCTCTGACAAGGGTAGCGGAGATTAAGAAGCCGACACAGATTCACGTCAAGAAAATAGGTAAAAACTACGAGGTTTTAGGAGTGGATGTATGAAGAAAAATCACGATATAATCTCTATCCCTGCATCAATAAAACACGAAACTGAAAATGCTTATCTAATTGAGCATTGGCCTGAACCTGTATGGGTTCCCAAAAGCCAGTGTGAGTTTGACGAAGGTGAATTGCAAATTCCTGAATGGCTGGCCATTGATAAGGGGCTTGTATGATCTCCCCGCATGACAAGGAATCGCTAAAAACAATGCTGGAGCGAATGCTGGCTAAATCTCAAAAAGAGCACAGAGAGCAAATTATTGGCTTTGTAATGGGCATTCTGGAGTTCTTCCCGCAGGAAACCAAGTGCCAGGACTGCCAGTCATTTGACTCAGGGCGCTGCAAAAAGTGGAATGACGTGATCCCGCCGGAGTTTACGAAAGACGGGTGCGAGCACTGGAAATTCGACCCTAATTCTCCGCCATTTTGATTATCTCTATATCCGCGCCCTCTATGCCATCCCATTCCATAATAAGGCGATGTATAAGCGAGTCGTCCTTTAATATTTGGAACGACACCAATAAGTCAGAAATGGCCTTCGCGTAATTTTCAAGATCGCGTACCCGCTTGTCGGGTTTGCCCAACCGATAGGTGGCCTGTACCGGGTAATCAAAATATTCTATTTTTTGCTCTGAAAGCATGGAATTGGCCTCTCGTATCCACTCTGAATATTTTTTACTCTTGTGACGCTTTATCTTGCCGGGATACATCGTATTCAATGAGGGCGGGAAGGGTATGTGGAGCTTAATCACTCCCTTTGTCCTCATTCATGGCTTTACGAACAATCCAGTTCAGCGTTTGCGAGAAATTAAACCCCTCGCGCTTCATTACCGTTTTTATATACCGGAACAGGTCATTGTGAAAATAGGCTGATTTTTTGGTCCCGTTCATGAGTTCTTACCATCTTGAAAAGTAGGATAGTCCAACTTTTTGGGGAAATGAAATTACCATCCGCAAACTACCTTTCCTTGGTCATTATGCAGAACAATCTGCCTGGCCGTTCCGGGAGAAAGCTGGTCATTTCTGCTAGGCAAGATCAGGCTATCGTCCTGGCACCAATCCGGCCTAGTCTCTGTAGTATTCCCGCACCCGCTTAGAAACATCAGTGTCGTCAAGCCGATTATCCTGATCGCGTACATCTTTCGCCACCCTTTCTTCATGCTTTGCATAAAAATGCTCTGCCAATTGCGCGAATCCACACAACCGACAGAGCAAGCTTAGGAAGGAATAAATTGTCACGCGGCGGCAGCAGGAATGGGAACCGTACCAGCCGGGGCCACGGTATTAGCAAAGGCAATTTCAATTGCACCCTTGATGGCATTAACGACAATGGGAACACCCTTACTGCTAAGGTCTGCAATAGCGGTTGCAAGGGCGGCGGCAGCCTTAACCTCGCCATTGCCCGGAACCGCTACAGCAGCCGCCACAGCATCCTCAGCGGCCTGCTTAACAACCGGGGTGATCTGAACCAGAAGGTTATGTGCCCAGGTGACAAGCGCCTGCTCTTCAGCGGTGAAAACAGCGTCTACATTGCCTTCAATTTTGTTCCGAATCGTGGTCCACCAGCTCATATTGCTTACTCCATAGGGGTTTAATTACCCACTATACGACAAAAGCCCACCCCCGGTCAAGGAGATGGGCTTAGGGGAGTCGATTGGATTAGGCGAGCGTATACTGGTCAGCAGCACTAATTGCAGAACTACCGGCGGCATCAACCACGGTAACATCAACCACAGCGGCAGCCTGAGCAGGTGAGGTAATGGTCAGCGAACTATCGCTGACAACCACAAGGTTGGTGCCCGGAACGGTGCCGAACATAACGCCTACGGTGCTGGCCTTGGTAAAGTTATTGCCGGTAACGGTGATGGTTTCTCCACCATTGACCGAGCCACTGGTCGGGGAAATACCAGTTACATGCGGCACCTGATCGGCAGGTTCAACATCACCGCGAATAATGTTAACCGTATCCTGAATGGTGACAAGGCTATTAGTAACCGGGGTTAGGTCAACCTTAACACCGGTAGCGATAAGGGTTTTTAAATTGGCATTGATCGTATTGACTGTAGTTGCAATGTCATCAACGCGATCTGAAATGTCTTTAGCCATAAATAATTCCTTTAAAAAGTGTTTAAGTTCATGTGAAAAGTCGAGCGTAATGCGTATGGGCTGTTCATGCATAGTGATATTTTATGTTATCGGAGCGATGCCGTAGAGACAACGCCCCAAATGCTCAGAATAACCATGATGGCAATAAGAGCGGTAATGGCATATAGCCCCCACTTGATATTTGCATCACCAAATGGCGCGCTATTAATAACCCCGGTGAGTATCCAGAAGCATATCAATACTATAATTGTAAGGACGAGCATAGTAATCATACGGCGAGTGTCCTCTTCGCTCCATAAGGAGTCAAGATGTTTTCCAGTTAGCCAATTCCAGGTGATCCCAATCGGGCTTTTGCCAATCGCCGCCATAAACTAGCCCCATTTTCTTGCCTATTTCGCCCGCCTGCCTGTATCGCGGATCGGTTCCATCGGTAATATATTTGCCGTCATCATCAAATATTGCAAAGTCAAAAGCACGACTGGCTGGATTCCCTTGGGCATCAACATAATTATGCGGGGACTGTCCAGCAGCGGCATTGCTTAGATGTTTGGCCTTGGCTAGATTTTGATCTACAGAAGAGCGCCATGTGACAATGGCCTTAGTTGCGAGTGGTACAGAATAGCATTCAATAAGCCATTCCCGGTATATTTTCAGGAGAATAGGGTCGAGATGATTTACATCGCTATCCGTCATATTCTAATCTGACTAAGCGCCTCCGGGGAGAGGGAGAGATAGAAAACCGCCTGAGCTTCATTTCTGATACAATTAATCCTGTGCTGGGAAATTTGCGCCCCCGCGATAAAGAAAAATATAAGCTCCAATGCCATTATCATTTTAATCATTTCGCTGTCCATAGGGTTAATCATTTCGCTGTCCATAGGGCCATTAGATATGATTTAATATTTTGATAATATTCGGTTATAAAACCACCGGCAGTCAACACCGCCATGCAAATTCCGCCCCACCCTGCCATGAGCATGTTGCAGCTTGCTTTCCATTTTTTTAACTCGTCTATTTCTCTTTCAAGCTCAGTTAATCTATCTTGAACATTCATCGTATTCTTTCGGTTCTAAGGTATCTATACGGTATTAAAAGGTAAAGCTAGTTATGCCCATGGAATTGGTAGAACCGCCTGTATTGCCTGTATTCCAGTAAATTGCTTGGGCCGTAACAATGGGTAAATTACGGAAATTACAAGTTTGACTTGTTAAATTTGTGACCGTTGAACTGGTTAACATGGGGCCTGTCTGCTGCCCAAAACCGCTGGCATTGCCAGCAACGTTAGCAACGTTGGTTACGCTACCGACCAGGGCAACCGTCAAGAACCCGCTGCACATCTTTGCTATGGAAGGAACGGCAGCCGCCACGCTTTGGGAGGTAAGGGCGCTAACGTTTGTTGCATTGGTAAATATACTGACTGCCGATCCTAAGAACACTTCTCTTCCGTATTGTTGGGTTCCGAGGAGATGAGCCGATCCATCGGTCAGAAGCACACCAATCAAGGCATTGGCGGTATACCCGGCAGGCATATGACTGCTGCTATATATCGTGTTACTGGACAGGGTGGTTCCTATGACGCTGGCAATAGACGTGGTGGGGTTATAGATAACGTAAAGATAAACAAACCCACTGGTAGGCAATGCGCCGGTATCCATGCCGCCCGCGCCTGTCGTTGCGCCGTTGAACGTAATATTTCCGGAAGAGAGTAAATAGGCTTTCCCGGTCAGGCTGGCCTTTACAACGAACTGATCGTAAGTTGCCGCTGCCGTGGTGTTGGTCAAATCAGAAACCAGTATATTCCTGCCGTCAGCCGCCACCGGTAAACTAGACGATACAGCGTCAATAATTCTGGTCCAGCATCCCGATGCAGCCCCATTCGGGACTATGGTGGTTACTCCGCCATCATCAACAGGACTTACCGCACCCGCATTCCAATAGAACTGCCCTTGCCCGCCATCGCCAACAGCGGTATACCCGCGCATATAAACCTGCACGCCAGAGACACCGATAAACCCCTTAAGATCAGCAACCACATTGCAGCTCTGCTCATAAGTATTGTAGTTATCGCCGCTAACCTGCAATAACCCATTTTGCTGTACCGCTAGAGCCGGTGCTGTCACGGAGTCACTTCCTCTAGCTTATCCGCCATGATTGGCTTTTCTTGCAATTCAGGCAATTTCTGCAAAATAGGCAAAACCTGATAGACCTCGGTATAGGGTCGAGTGGCTAAATAATTTATTAGGGGAACCAGAATGCTGTCTTCAATCAATCGTGTCATATTTTCTCCATTATGTTAATGCCGCTGTTGAGCGCCAAGTTCCATTACAACGCACATAAATTTTGTTGTTCGTAGAGTCATACACCATGGCAGCGGCTAAAGTATAGGGAGCAGCTGCCGCGCCTGTAGGAGCACCTGGACATGATTCCAACCATAGCAGTCCGGTTGTCGCAGTCGTCACTAGAGCTGCATTGCCATGCGTTACGGTGCCATCTGATTTAACATAAAACCCATCGGCAATAAACAAATCCCAATTTGTGGTGGACCCGGATTGCGCTTGGATATTTATGGCTTTCGATGTCGCTATACCGGCAGCACCCATATTATCAATATACAGTCCGTAAGCACTGGTTAAGGTAGCCGTTCCGGGAACTGTCGGCGAATCAACCCTAACCCCGTAAGCATTGGACAGGACTGATGTGCCAGCAAGAGTTGGCATCGTAACTTGATATCCATAAGAATTAGTTACTACGGCACCGTTCGACAGACTGACCATGGTGGCAAGCGATTTATAATCGCTGCCAAAGGAGACGGTAGCACTGCTAACGGAAGTGGCAGATAATTGTATTCCGTAATAATTACTTATACTGGCATTTCCAGAGAATGAAGCTGGAGTTACCCACGTCCCAATGCCAGCGGTCGCGCTAGTATTTCCACTCAGAGAATGCCCAATAGCCTTAAATCCTACGGATAATCCTAAATTAGCACTCCCAGAGGCAACTGGCATTTGCGCTTCGAAACCAGTCCAATTATTAATGCTCGTGTTATTTGATAGCGTGTAGGGACCGGCGTTATAGGTAATTATATTCCCGTAAGATGTTGACCCGGAATCGGTTACAACACCCATTGTGAGAAGGGTATTCTGAAAGGCCACTGTGTTACCGGCGGCGTTTACGGTAAGGACTTGATTGGCCGTTCCGCTAATATCGGTAACATTTCCAGTTGCGTTTGTCGCATTGCCAACAACCGAATGGGCTGCACTTTGCCTGAAATTGGCACTTGTTACCGTGTTCGATGCAAGGGTTGTCGCAAAAGATCCGGTCCCCGCCCCCGTAACCTGACCGGTCAGGGTAATGGTTTGATCGCCAGTATTGGTTCCCATTAAATTCGACCCGGAAACAGCACCCGATGCCGTAACCGATGACGGAGTAATGGCTCCAAGCACTAAGGTTATTGCAGGAATGGTGGTGGGGTTAGCAACCGTACCCGATACACCGTTTGCCGTGACCACCGATAGGCTGGTCACTGTGCCATTACCTATCCCCGTTGCGAGGATGCGTGTCCAGCAGCCGACCGTCGATCCGCTGGGAACTATGTTCGTTACTCCTCCATCATTCGGACCGGTGCCCGTAGAGTTCCAGTAAAAATTTCCCTGCCCACCATCACCGGGGGTAGTAAACCCCTTCAGGTAAACCCCCATCCCAACAGCCCCGACAAAGGCAGCAAGCTGGGCTACCGAATCGGCGGTTTGCACATAGGTATTAAAGTTATCTCCTGAAACCTGGAGAAGTCCGTTTACCTGCATTGATAATGATGGGGCGGCCATGGGTTAAAAATACACTATTAAACGATTGACTTCTACCTAAATACTCCCGTTCTTGTCGGTCGCCACACCAAATCCAAGGCAAGCCACTCCAGGATGGCTAAGTATATGGCCAATATGACACACCAAACCGCTTGCTGGCGGAGTAGGGCCAATGAATGGTGGTCCAAAAAATCCAGCCAATGTGGATGCGGATAGCTGAATACCCGGATAAGATGCCGGATAGACCGGAAACCACCCTATATTAATTATCGGCGTAACGGTCTTGATGCTGAATCCAGCATTGGTGTCCTGAACGGAAGGCACGGGTAATGGGGCCGATGGATAGCTTGGCATCCATGGCGTTGTAAAGCTGAGCGGCTGAATAGGTTCGACTGATTGCCCAGAGGGAATCTGCTGAACGAAGAATGGGGCTTGGTTGGGGTAAGAAGGGAGCCATGGTATCGGCAAATTAAGCGGCGGAATACCGGAAAAGAAGGAGTTCCTAAATGGCTGAATAACCGGGCGAGGCAGATCCGTATATTCCGGCAACCATGGCATGGAGAAATTTAATGGCTGGATGGGCTCTACAGCTTGGCCAGATGGCAATTGCTGGACAAAGAACGGAACCTGATTCGGGTAGGAGGGCAACCATGGTAACGGAAGATTAAGCGGGATAACCGGTTCAAATATAAAATTTCGGAATGGCTGCGTGAAGGGTCGATAGGTATCAGCATAAATCGGAAGCCAGGGCAATGGAGTATTGACGACCACGGATGGCACGGGCTCAACAGATTGCCCGGATGCAACAGGTTGCACAAAAAACGGTACTTGATTAGGGTAAGTGGGCAACCACTTTAATGGAAAATTAAGTGGAAATACCGGCTCAGTGGCTTGTCCAGAAGGGCGCTGTTGGACAAAAAAGGGAACCTGATTTGGATAACTGGGCAACCACGGCATAGGGAAATTGAGGGGCTGCACTGGCTCCACGACTTGACCAGAGGGTATTTGTTGATTGAAAAATGGGACCTGATCGGGATAGCGAGGTATCCATGGCATAGGAAAGTTTAGTTTGGGAATGCCAGCGAAGAAAAAGTCGCGCTGCACCTTAAGATTTAGGCGCGATTGATCGGAGTAGATGGGAAACCATCCTATATCCAAGGTCGCATCCGCTACGGGGCGCAGGGCAATGCCTAATATGGCCCATGTTGCCAAAGCCCCCACACCTGTCCAACTCATGGTAACAGCTCCGGCTGGTGTTTTAGCGGCGTTATTATCGCTATTAGCCCCTGAACCACCGGCACCAGTCACTTTATTGCGCGATGTGTTATTGGAGGTTATTGACGTATCATCGGTTGCCACCGCCGCAATAATCCAGCAATTATCCGAAACCGTGGTAATGGTCACGGTGGCGTCTGCCGCTCCTACGTTGGTAGCCTGTGCCGAGTTAAACGATTCGGTGGGGGATGACTGGTTGACTCCGGTATAGGATGATGCCACGCCCGCACTGGCTATAGACCCAGACAGCGTTACGGCTATGGTATTGGTTCCCGATGCTGGATTCGGAATTCCCCATAACTCAATTCTGGCGGCTCCTGTAATAGAATTCTGAGCGCCTAAAAACTCAAGAAGTGCACCATTGTAAGTAATACTGGTAACGGTTTGCGCCAGCGATAGCATTGCTATTTCTACCGAAAGATAGCGATCTGATCC